TCAGACGCTCCGCAGACAGCGGGGTCGACGTATCTGGCTTATTCTTCCACTTCTGCGTTACATAAGCAACAAAATTACTTAACGTCATTGCTCTTTTTCTCCTCCTCTTCCAAGTTCCGCACGATCACGGCCGCATTGCTCAGCAAAGCCGCCTGATCCGGTCCTGTCACTGTAAGACGGTCAAAAATATAGAGCAGCGACGCACACTGCTCCTCTGATACTTTATACATGCTTCTCCTTTCTGATCAGACGCTTAAGCTGATCTATCTCCCGTTGCTGGCTCTGCACCACCGCAACCAGGAGAGGAACGTAGTTGATATACGGGATAGTCAGATACTTTCCCCGTCTGCCATACAGTGGCAAATCTATGCCCTGTTTTAGGCAGATTTTCTGTACATCCTGCGCAATAAAGCCGACTCCCTCCCGGTCATACCGTTTCATGCTGTAGGATACCGGTTTCAGCTGCTTGATGATCCTGATCGCCGTTTCCGCATCCACGGGATGGATATTCTGCTTCAGGCGCCGATCTGAGAAGTCATCTATGGAACCATAAATATGATTAGCCCGCAACGTACCGCAACTAATCGTATTGCCTCCAATGTCGGCCATATTGGCATAGCAGTCAACATTAAAACTGCTGTTGCAGGAAAAATTCGTGGCCAGGACTGTGGAACCGTACAGCGTAGCCCTCGAAGATGACGTTCCGACCTCAATAGACTTTGCAATAACTTTACCGCTTGAATCAACCGTAAACTGACCATTGCCTACATCAATGGAGCCCTTAAAAAGTCCCTGATTAACCGTCAACGTTCCGTCTGCGGTCAATGATGAGTTTGTAGCAGTCCAGCTGAAACGGTTACCTTTAATATCGATGCCGCCACTCTCAATAGACAACTGAGCCGACACCTCGCCTTTTTTGACCATAAGTGTGATGCTCTCCGCAGTCTGGGATATCAGCGAAGACAGATTTCCTTCAGCTTCCGATGCCCGCTTGACCTCGGCTTCGATCTTCTCTGCTGTGATCGTCAGCTTTGCTTCCGTCTGCTTCTCCAGGTCTACCAGGTTTGCAGATACTTCGTCTACGTTCTTTTTGAGGTAGGCGGCCTTGCCTTTCAGAAGCAAAATATCTTTGTTGACATTATTCTGCACACTCCGGATTTCTTCTCCTTCTGCGCTGTAAGAGTCTTTCAGTGCATAGGTTCCTTTGAGTGTCCGATTCATAACATAAGATACAATCGAATCTGATCCGTATGCAAAATATACGGCACTGCCTACACCGATGTACGGTAGGCCTTTAAGCTCACAGTTAAATGGGATATACATCCTGCCGCTGATCATACCATACACATTTGCGGCGATCTGCTGCAGCTCATCTGCACCTTTTCCGTACAGCAGGAAGTTGCCCTCAATGGTGTAGCAGTTGGTACCAGTGCCATAGATTGCGCCGATATCCTCACTCTCCTGCCGGATCTGGACCTTATCAATGGACTGGACCGTATAATCCTCGAAGTAACTGGATATCATTAGGTACGCTTCCAGACGTTCATCATACACCTGATCATTCATCACGCCAGGAGCAACCGGATACAATTCTTCGTTCGGGCACAGATCTGTTGCCGGGAATAATCCGTAATTCGGTTCCAATGCTATGTGCTGCAGTATCCCTTCACGGTCAAAATGTCCAAATACGCCATTTACCTGTTCGCAGGCAATCAAAATGTCTTTTCCTGTCAGTTCTCCGGCATCTATGGTCTTTTCTACCGGCATATCATCGTTCGGGAGGTAATCCGGCACAGCTTCGGTTACTCCAAGGTATCGGCAAAGGCTTGCCCGAAAATCCCGAAGCGGCACCGGAAATGGCTGCGCATTGTACCAGTCAACTACATCAGTATCAAACTTGGACATATAATCCAGGGCTACAACATCCCAGAAGTCCGTGTTTGCCTGCTTCTTCGCTGACTGCACAACATAGCGCCCTAACGGCATGACGTATCCAGCTGGGTATGTATTATCATCTGGGTACAGATCCGTAGCCGGAAAGACTCCGTCCAACGTCTGGTATAAGGTCATCTCGCTGCCTTTTATTCCGGCACCGTTCAGTCCGATGATGGTCAGCTTGATCTGTGATGCTTCGCAGCTTCCCCATTCGATATTATCATCACTGCAGAGGGCTTCTTCCACATGTCGATGAAACGGCTGCCGTCATATACTGCGAGAAACGGTTCTGTTTGTCCTGGGCGGCAAAACTCTGCAATCATGTTTTTATCAATACTGTCAGAGCGATACAATTCTTTTAATGTTTCACTTACCTGCATGCCACCACCCCCTAATACTCAATCAGGGCAACGCGAAATGGCTTATATGCAATCGTGTTCCCGCTGGGATATGACTGGTAGGTGATATCCGGAGTATAAAATTCACCAGATGTATATGCATTATCTTCATCATTCCAGTATTCAACTGATATTTTCGGATTGCTTCTTCGATCCGGAAAAAAGGATTGAAAAACAATTTTTTCTTCCAGAGACATCGGCGGTGTTTTGAATTCTATTTTTGACCGCGTATGCGGCAGGATCTCACGATGAAGTTCTCCCGTAAGATCCTGATAAGAATCTTTGTCCTGTGCCTGGTTCGGAGTAGACGAATAGTCCTGAATGTACTGACCAGGCAGCTCTGTTCCATTGATTTTAAGCAAATATCCTTTGTATTCTGCCATTATTCGCCACTCCCTCCTATTCAAACGCCGGCTTTCCGGTCCGTCTCCGGTACTCCGCAGCTTTCGCCTTCATGGCCTTAAAAAGCCTGTCTGTGTCAAGCGTTGCCGTCAGATCGGCCTCGTTGAGCGCCCGTTTGAATGCGTAGTAAACATCATCTTCCGATAGGCCGCCACCACCGCCCATCATCCGGGCACCAAGCTCTACCGCTTTATTCAGCCATTCCATCATCTTATCCTCTGGAGCCACAATCTCGCCATAATTCCGGTTATCACCAATCATGGCAAGGCGCGGTGTGTTGGCCTTTACAAAGCCGCCCTGCGCAAGGCGTGGAAGACTGACTGGAGCTATATCAAATCCAAAGTGTTCGCCTGCAGCTATTGGCGACCAATCTGGAACATCAAAACTCAGTTTGTTCAAGCCACGAATAACTGCGTTTACACATCCTTCTGCAATGCTGACTATTCCGTTAAACACGTTTTTGAAAATATCTTTCAGACCTTCCCAAGCGCGTTTCCAGTCTCCGGTCAAAATGCCCGTGATGAACTCGATCAGACCTTTTAATGCTCCAAGCACATTTTCAACTACCTCTGCTGCCGTCTCACTGAAAGCAAAGAAGATGTCCGACGCATTTTTTAAGCTATCACCTATTACTGGTGCAATATTTTCCACGAACCAGTTGATAAATGGTACCAGGACTTTGTTCCAGATTTCTCCGATGGAATCAGCTACAGTTCCTGCAAAATCCAGAAATGCATCTATCAAAGGCTTTATCGAACTTTCATTAAATTCAGCAAACTGGTCTGCTGCATCCTGCAGAATCGGAAGGATATAAGTGTTGAATGCGCTTAAAACCGTATCTACAATTTCAGATAAGCCGTCTGTAAAGCTTTGAATCAGTGGACTGATATGCTCGTCATACAGCTGTAAGACTCCATCAACAAAGTATTCGAATGTGTCTGCAATACTTCCCGTGATGGTCTGCACTACACCTAAAAGCCCATTGAGCGTGCTTTTTATCTTATCGACATTGCGCGTGACCGGCTCTGTTATCATTGCCAGAACATCACGCGAAAAAGCAAGAGACAGTTCCTGCACTCCCATGAAAGCATCAGAGAA